TCGCTATTGATGGCGACACACGCAAAGCAGTTATAGGCGACAAAGATTTAAGCGCGTTCGTAACAGAATGGGCGACCAGTGATGACGGCAAACATTATATTGCAGCACCACAGAATAACGGTGGTGGTGCAAGTGGTGGAAGTGGTAGCACTGGGCAACAAGTTGTAAGCCGTTCAACGTTTGACAATATGTCACACCCAGAGCGGGCAAGTTTTGCAAAAAGTGGCGGCAAAGTTACAGAGTCTTAATTCCTGTTTTCGATTGCCGTCTAATATTTATTTTTATTTTAGAAGGCAATCAAGATGGCAAATGTATTAAATTCGTTAGCAGCAGACATTTACAAAGCGGCAGATGTAGTCGGTCGTGAATTAGTTGGTTTTATCCCTTCATCTACCATCAATGGTGATGCAACAGACCGCGCTGCAAAAGGCGACACAATCCGTGCGGCATTCACTCGTACACCAAGCGTTAACACTTCATTTGCGCCTTCAATGACAATTCCTGAAGGTACAGATCAAACCGTTGACAACAAAACAATGACGCTTGATTCTTATGCGTCTGTTCAGATTCCTTGGACGGGTGAAGATATTAAACACGTCAACAATGGTGCTGGATATGAAACCATTTATGGCGATCAAATTGCCCAAGCAATCCGCGCATTGTGCAACAAAATTGAGCAAGATTTATTCTCAGCTGCTTACAAAGGCGCATCACGCGCTGTAGGTTCAGCTGGCACTACACCATTCGCGTCTAACTTCGACACTATTGCGCAAGTGCGTCAAATCTTAGTTGATAACGGCTGCCCTACTGATAACCAAATCAGCTTAGTGATGAACACAGCGGCTGGCGTTAAATTACGCAACCTTGCAACACTTCAACAAGTTAACACTTCAGGAAATGAAGCGTTACTCCGCCAAGGTACTTTGCTTGATTTGCAAGGCATCATGATTAAAGAATCGGCTGGTATTACTACGCACACAAAAGGCGGTGGTACTTCTTACGTTACTTCTGGTTCAACTGCTGTTGGTGTTACTGACATTGCATTGGTAACAGGTAGCGGCACAGTTCTAGCTGGTGACGTTGTAACATTTGCAGCGGATACCGTTAACAAATACGTTGTTGGTACTGGTGTTACTGCTGCTGGTACTATTTCATTAAATGCTCCAGGCGCACAAAAAGTCATTGCTACAGCAAACGCTTTAACAGTTGGCGATTCTTACACACCAAGTGTTGCTTTCCACAAATCAGCAGTTGAGTTAGGTATGCGCCCACCTGCAATGCCAAACGGTGGTGATTCTGCTGTTGACGTGATGACAGTACAAGACCCAACAAGCGGTTTAGTATTTGAAATTGCAGTTTATAAAGGTTACATGAAAACTATGCTTGAAGTACGTTGTTTGTATGGCGTAAAAGTATGGAAACCAAACCACGTTGCTACGTTGCTAGGTTAATTTTTTCAGGGGGTTCGCGTTCGTTCCTGTTCGCGTTCTCCCGCCTTTATTTATGGCGGACTTATGAAGCATTACGTTTGCAAAATAGCAACAAAACCAACCACCGTAACAGCGGGGACGGTTTATCAGGCGTTTGTTAATACTGATGACACATCACTGCGTATAACAAAAATGCACATCCAGCTAGATAGCGCAGACGCGCACGGCAGTGGTAATTCAGTTTATGCGTTTGCTCGCATTAAAGGCACACCAACAAGCGGCACAACGTTAACCGTAACAAAGTACGACAATCAAAACGAGCCTAGCAAAATGTTATGCTTACGCAATCAAGCGGGTTTAGATATGACAGGCGTGACGCAAGAGCCTTATTTTTTGGAACGCTCAGTTATTTCTAAATTTACTGGAAATGCGTCAACTATTGAGTTTGACAATAATGGTGAAGGTTTTATATTGGCAAAAAATGAAGGTTTAATTATTTTTGCTGATAACGCAGTTATTTCTGGCAGTGGAGTTTACGGCATGATTGAATGGATGGAGGATTAAACTATGGCTTTAATCGTTGAAGACGGCACTGGACTTGCAAACGCTGAAAGCTATGTTTCAGTTGCAGACGCGACAACCTACCATGCAAATATTGGCAACACAGCTTGGGCGGCAATTACAAGTGATGCAACAAAAGAACAATTACTGCGCAAAGCCACAGATTATATGGTGGCTCAATATCGTTTGCAATATGCGGGTTATCGCAGATACTCAACACAGTCGCTTGATTGGCCGCGCTTATACGTTCCATTGATTGATTCCTTATCAGCAAATGTTTTTCCGCAATATGTGGATTTTGACATTGTGCCAACTACTGTAAAAAATGCGTGTGCTGAATTAGCGTTAAAATCTTACACAGCTATTTTAATGCAGGATTTAACGCAAGGCGTTATTCGTGAAAAAGTAGACGTTATTGAGGTGGAATATGATAAATATTCACCACAGCAAACCCGCTATGCTCAAATTGACGCCATGTTATCCGTGTTTTTTAAACAACAAGGCAATGATATGTCGAGATCATTGGTGAGAACATGACACTTGATGCTCGCGCTCGCTCCACAGCAGATAAATTGCTGGATAAGTTTGGCAAATCAATCACGCTAACATCTATTGTTGAGGGCACTTATGACCCAACAACGGGGGAGTTATCGGGCGGAACAACAACATCCACTAATCATACTGCTGTTATCAAAGACTATAACGGAATTGATTTTATTAGCGGTGTAGTGCAAGCGGGCGACAGAAAGGTAATGATCGCGGCATTAGGCGCACCAACGCCACAGCCAGCCGATAAAGTAACCGTTGATAGTGAAGTTTATCAAGTGGTGGCGGTTCGTCATATATGGTCGGGTGAATTGCCCGCGCTTTATGAAATGCAGGTGAGAAAATGACAGGTGCAATGTCGCAAATTGTGGCGCGTGTTAATGGTCGCATTGATGACCAAATAAGAATGGCAACGCTTGGCGTATTTATTGGAATTAGAAAAGATACACCAGTTGATACTGGACGCGCTCGCAATAATTGGCAATGCACAATTGGTGCGCCTTTTGTTGGTGAAGATGCAAGCGGTTCGGATGAGAAAATACAAAGAACTATTCCACGCAGAGCTGGAAGTGTTGTGTATTTAACCAATAACGTGCAATACATTCAGCCATTAGAATATGGACACAGCACAAAATCACCCAATGGCATGGTTAGAATAAACGTTGCACGTTTTGAGGGGTTATTAAATGGCACTAGTTGAGATCCGTACCGCATTAGAAACAAAACTCAATGCGCTAACGCCTACACTTGCGACAGCGTGGGAAAACGTACCTTTTACGCCCGTCGTTGGCACAGCATATCAGCAAGTTAATTTAATGATTGCAGATACATTAAACCCAACATTAGGCGGCAATCATTATCGCGTAAAAGGATTTATGCAGGTAATGTTATGTTATCCGGCTAACGTAGGCGCAAAAACAGCAGCAACCCGCGTTGATTTATTGGTTAATCATTTTAAACGCGGTACAAGTTTAACAAACGGCAGTGTAACTGTTATTATTGACAAGACACCATCAATTGCACCGGCATTGATTGACGGGGTGCTTTATAAAATTCCGGTATCAATTTATTTTTCAGCAGATATTTATCCATAAGAGGTTACAAAATGACAATTGCACAAGGCATTAGCAAAAAGATTATCTACAAAAAACAATCTGGTTTAGGTTCTCCAGCAACAGGAAGTGGCGGTCAAGATTTACGCAGAACGTCTGCGACCTTAAATTTGGCTAAAGAAACTTATCAATCAAATGAGATTCGACCAGATCAACAAGTTGCCGATATGCGTCACGGCACAAAACAAATCAGCGGCACAATTAGCGGTGAATTATCGTCTAAAACCTATCAAGAATTTTTTGCAGCGGTTTTGCGTAAAGATTTCGCTGCTACGTTTACAGCAATCACAGGTTTGTCATTAACGATTGCCACAAGCGGCTCAAATTACACTATCACACGCGGCACAGGTGATTTTTTAACTGGTGGCGTAAAAGTAGGTCAAGTCGTTAACATTACCGCAGGCAGCGTTAATGCCGCAAACTTAAACAACCGTGTTGTGGTGTTATCATTAACAACAACAGCATTAACCGTTAAACCATTAGGCGCAACTGCTTTAGTGGCGGAAGGTCCGATTGCCTCATGCACTTTATCAGACGCTGGTAAATCGTCTTATGTACCATCATCAAGTCACACTAATGATTATTTTAGTGTTGAGGCTTGGTATAGTGATTTAGCGCAATCTGAATTATTTACCGATATTAAACCAACAAACGCTCAGGTTAAAATTCCATCTAATGGCATGGCTACTGTTGATTTTCCTTTGATTGGTTTAAATTTAACCACTAATACAACTCAGCAAATCACTTCAACTACAGCAACCACAACAACAGGTATTGATAGCGGTGCAAATGGTGTATTAATCGTTAACGGCACACCTTATGCAACTATTACATCAATTGATTTTGACGTTAATGGCAATATAGCCGCTGCTGATGGCGTAGTGGGTAGCACACTGCGTCCTGACGTATTTAGCGGAACAGTTGCAGTTACTGGAACAATCACTGCGCATTTTGACAGCGTCACATTGCGTGATTTATTTATCAATGAATCTGAAGCAACTATTGTTGTGGCGTTAGCGGCTACTGCTGCAAAAAACACAGATTTTGTTGCGTTCACGTTGCCACGCGTTAAATTTAGCGGTGCAGACATTGATGATGTGCAAACAGGTTTAAAACGTACATTGCCTTTCACTGCAATTAAAAATGAAGTGTCTGGCACAGGTCTTGAAGTAACCACTATTGTTATTCAAGATTCGCAGGCTGCGTAGTGTAAATCCTGTCGGTTATGCTACAATGGAAACCGCTGCAATCTTTTAGGTTGTAGCGGTTTTTTTAATTTAACGACAGGTAAAAACATGAACAAAACAGAATTATTATCCATTGATGATTTAGATTTAACAGCGGCAAGTGACGCGCCTTTTGATTTAGAAGTGTTAAGCATTAAAGGCGTAAAAACTGGCATTACAATTCAAGTATTAGGCACTGAAAGCCAAAAAGTACAAGAATGGACAAATCGTCAAGCAAACAGAATCAGAACCCAAGCAACGCAAAAAAGTGTTACTGGCAAAGATAAGGTTAGAACTGCTGAAGAAGATGACGAGTATATTATCGAAAGCGCAGCGGTTCGCATTGTTGGTTGGTCTGGTTTAAAAGATGAATTTACAAAAGACAATGCAACAAAGTTAATGGCTAGAAATGTTCATGTCAGAATGCAGGTATTGACTGCATCGAATGACTTGGGAAACTACAGCAAAGACTGATTCGTGATCTTGTTGATTATGCAGTGCGCGAATTTGAGCTAACAACAAAAGATGCAAACGGAAATAGCTTAAAAGATGAAGCCGAAAGCCTTTTAAGGCAACGCGGCTATATACCACCAGAATATGAATCATTGCCGTTTCCGCATTTAGTGGGGCATATCTGGGGATGGTTTATTGAGCTAACACGCACACGCGGGAGCAATGGATTTGGTGCTAATGCAATTAGTTACACCGAGATTGATTCATGGGCTAGGCTTACAAGGCGAAAACCAACAGCATTAGAGATTTATGCGTTAACACAACTAGACGCTGCATATTTAGCAGAGCAATCTAAACAGTCACAAAGTAAAGGCAAAAAATAATGGCAACCGAAGAACATAGCATTCGCGTTAGTGTTGATTCTACAGACGTTACTCGTGCAGAGCGTAGTTTACATGGATTAACTAATGCAACAATTAGCACTGAACGAAATTTAAGTTCATTATCGTCAACAGCTAGAGCATCTTCGGCTGCCTTATCCGGTTTATCAGGTGTTCTTGGTGGGCTTAGTGTTGCACAATTTTCAAAAAGCGTTTTTGAAGTAAATAAAGAAATGCAAACGTTAAGAGTTTCACTTGAAACCGTAACGGGAAGTGCTAAAAATGCTGAAATTGCATTTCAGTCAATTCAGAAATTTGCATCAACAACACCTTATTCAGTCAAGGAAATAACTGAAGCATTTATTAAAATGAAAGCGTTAGGGCTTGCGCCAACAGAGGCAGCATTAACGTCATTTGGTAATACTGCAAGCGCAATGGGAAAGCCGTTAAAGCAAATGATTGACGCAGTAGCAGGCGCAACAACAGGAGAAATGGATAGATTAAAAGAATTTGGTATTAAAGCAAGCAAACAAGGTGACGATATTAAATTTACGTTTAAAGGCGTTACAACAACTGTAAAAGATAATTCAGCAGATATTGTTAAATATTTAGAAAAAATAGGAAATACTGATTTTGCTGGTGGCATGGAAAGACAAGGAAAAACCATGCAAGGGACGCTTTCAAGTCTTGCTGATTCATGGGACGCTTTTCAAGATCATATTTTAAACGGGGCAGCAGAAAACTCTATTGCTCAATGGGTAGGAAACGCAACTAATTTATTATCAAGGTTTGATGCTTGGATAAATGGTGCATTTACTAAACAAGGAAAATTAATTGAATTACGAACAGCACAAGCGTCGGCACTGGAAAAAATAACAGCAAGTGAAAAAAACGGCTTTGGGGGACGTGTTGCTGATGCTGTAGGTGAAGCAGTTTGGGGTTATAGCATAGAAAATGAAAAGAAAAAACTTGCTGAAATTGGCAAGCAAATGGAAAACATAAAAAAAGAAATTGCTGCCGATGCAATTACGGCAACAAAAATAACCGCAGCCGCGCCAATAGATAAAAAAACAGAAGAAACTACAAAAGCAAAAAAAGGATTGAGTGACGCACAAAAAGAATTAAATCGACAACAAGATGAATATCAACGCCTAATTGAATCCACACCTTATGGCGAATATAACGCAACTATTGATAAATTAACTATAGCGTTAAAAAATGGTGGAATAAACCAATCAACTTATTCAACATTGCTTAATGAGGCTAACACTAGATTATTAGATTCAACTGAATATGTAAAAGAAAATACAAAAGCTATTGAAGACCAAACACAAGCAAAGCAACGCGCATTAGAAGGAACAGCTCGCGGAAAGTTTGAAAAAGGCTATAGTGAATTAATGACGCAAAAACCTTATATGTCCGATACTGAATACTCAGCAGGGCAGGATAAGCTAAACGCTGATTATTTAACTCAGCAGCAGGGTGTTGATTTTAAAACTCCAGCAGAGCAAGGAAAAGAGGCTTTAAAAGCGTTTAACGATGAAATGGATAATACATCAAAGGCGTTTGATAAATTAGGCAACAGCGGCTCAATGGCGTTTGATGGAATACTTGGCGGCATTAGCGCGGTAGCAGGTGCGGCTTCATCATTTGCTACTGAAATAATAAAAATCAGCGACAAGCAACAATCGTCTCAAGAAAAATATGACGCAGTAATTAAATCAGTAGGTGTAACAGAATCAGAAAAAGCAGATGCCACAAAGAAATTTGCAGCAGATAAAATAAAATTAGACGCTCAGGCATTTTCGGCAGAAATAAGCGGAGCGCGTCAAATTGCGGGAGCTACTGCAAAATTGTTTGGCGAAAAATCAGCCGCACGCAAAGCATTTCACGCAATTGAAATGGGTATGTCGGTTATTGAAATGGCAATGGCAGCAAAGAAAATGATTGTTGATGTTGCTGCTGGTGCTGCAAATATGTTTAAACAAGGTGGGTTTGCTGGGTTTGCTGGTGTTGCGGCAATGGCGGCTGTTATGGGCGGACTTGGTTTTGCTATGGCCGGTGGTGGCGATAAAGTCACAGATTTAACAACACCTGAAACATCAACCACTGGGAGCGTGTTAGGCTCAGACGGTGCCTCAGCATCAATCAAAAACATTGTTGACACACTTAATTCAATTCATGCAAGTGAATATGTTGAGCTGCAAGGAATCAATAGTAACTTTCAAAATTTAACTAAATTAACAACAACATCATTAGCGTTAGCACTTAGAGATAAAGGGGCGTTTTCTTACAATACAAATGGTTTTAAAAATACTGGGGCGTCGGTGTTATCCGCTGCAAATACAGCATCTACAGCTTTAACATTAGGTGTTGGCGGTTTGCTTGGATTTGGATTATCAATGCTTTTAGGGATTGGTAGTGTTAAATTTGAAGCGGTAGGTGGCGGTATTGTTAGCAAAGCTCAAAAGTTAATGCTTGATGGAATGGAAAAGCAAATTGAAGTCATGGACTATACTAAAATAAAGAAAACCGTCACCGGCTGGTTTAGCAATGATGTCACTTACTTTGATGTGATTACCGGACCTAATAGCCAGTTAACTAAATTATTTCAACAAGTTTTTAGTAATGTAGGCACAACATTATTGCAAGCTGCTACAGATTCATTTAAAGATACGTCGCTTTTAAATACTGATTTAACACTACCGCGAATTAAATTATCTTTAAAATCTGGCGAAAAAAACAACGCAGAAAATCAAAAGAAAATTGAGGATGCAATCAACAAAGCAAGTGACGACATTGCAAGTCAAGCGTTTGGGCGTTACTTATCCGCATTCCAGCAAATGGGCGAGGGATTGTACGAAACTACAATTAGACTTTCAGCGCAAGCTGCTGTGGCTAGTGGCGGAATGGAAAAGTTGGGCATGAAAACTAATTTGACAGGCTTAGGGTTGATTACATTTTCTGATTCCTTAACTCGTGCATTTGGCGGGTTAAAAGAATTTAAAGCAGGCATTGATAGTTTATATGAAGCATTTACAAGCGACCCTCAAAAATTAATTGATTCTAAAAAACAAGTAGCCGATTTTTTAACAGAATTAAAAGCGTCTGCTAGTGCTAAATTGCCAGCTGAAATAACAAGCAAAGCAGATGCTGCTAAAGTTAGAGATTATTTGTTAAAAACACAGGCAGGTATAGCGGATTTAGCTGGACAGGTCGGGTTAGCGAGTAATGTAAAACCAGATTCAATGGCAGTAAAAAAATTGTTTAGTGATTTGACATCTTCAGATAGCCTAAAAGCATCAACAAAAACAATGATAAAAAACGCTGGAATTGAAAATATCACAAAAGATATTATTGTTGAAGCATTAAAATTATCTAAACGCTCAATTAGCGGTGAAGATGGATTGGCAATATCAAAAAGATATGACCCTTTAATAAAATACGCTACAGAAAACGCAAACTTCTTTGATTCAAGCAAAAACTTAACAAAAATAAAAGCGGATAAAGTATTAGAAAAAAGTTTAACAGATTTAGGCAAAGCAATGCCAACAACTACAGCAGAAGCTGCAAAACTTTCTGAAGAGCTAACTAAATTATCAGACGAGGCAGCAATACAAGTTTCAACTTTTGAAGGCTTAACTAAAGCAACTTTAAATGTTATTTCTTCACAAGAAAAATTAGCTGAGGCCGGTAAATACGTCACTGACTTTTCAAAATCCATATCAGCGTGGATTAAAAATGTTCGCGCAACAACAGGGTCGCCTGTGAATCAACTAGGCATGGCTAAAGCTAATTTTGAGGAGCAACTAAAACTAGCTAAGTTTGGCGCAACAGCAGAAGAAAAACGCTCAGCATTAAGCGGAATTACCGGCTATGCTGATACTTACATGAACGCGATTAAATCTTATTACGCAACAAGCGAAGAAGGTCAAAAAGCAATTGAAGATATTATGTCGCAAGTTAGCGGATTAGGGCAGTCAGTAGACGTACAAGAATTACAGCTTGGCGCATTGCAAGATATTAAAGATGCTATTGATTTTAGCACTATTGAAATCCCTAGAGGTATTAGTGAAGCTAATGCAGATCTATTTCAAAAACTAATTGATGCTACAAAAGCGGCAGGCGTTACAGCGTTAAAAGACCCAACAACTGATAATTTATTAAATTATAACGCTCTTGCTAAAATTGTTTTATTGATTGATAAATCTGCGCAACAAGGTGCTAATGCTGCTTTCCTTGATGCGTTAATCTCAAGCGTTGCGGGAGAATCTGGACTTCAGGCAGGAATTGAATTAATTATTGATAATGTGGATTTTGAAGCAGCCAAAAAAGAACAGATTATTGCTAACGTATTATCGTCATTTAATGAAAAACGATTAACGCTAACTAATTTTGAGTTTGACGTGCAGGCGGCTATTGACGCAGCAAAAGAAAATGTTTTAGCAAGTTGGGGTGAGCCTAAATTAAATGTGACAACTGCTGACGCTATTAAAAACATTAATGAAGTAAAAGATTTAAGTGGCACGCTTACAACAGAGATAGGAACAGAAAAAGCATTAAACGTTAGCGCAAATACTGCAATAGATAATATGCTTGAAGTTCGACATTTAACTGCTAACATTGAAGGTGGTATTATTGCTGATAGAGCATTAAATATTAATACAGATACAGCAAATCAAAAGCTAACTGATTCAATATTATTATCAGGAGAATTTACAGCAGCAGCAGAGTTTGTGCCTGTAATGGATGTTAACACTACAACAGTCATTGCAAAAATAGCTGATGTTATAAACTCGGCAACAACTGCAACCGCAGCATTATCAGCGTTAAGCGGTCAAAATCCAACTCAACAAGGAAACTCTTTTTTAGAAAGGGACGCAACTAATCTGGGTTATCAAGGTGATTTGACAGATATCGCAGCTATGCTGAGTTTTATAACCGCTGCTAATAAAACAAAAAGCTGGATGAATGGATACGCAAAAGGCGGCATTGCAAACACACCATCAATCTTTGGTGAAGCAGGCGCAGAGGCGGCTGTACCATTGCCTGATGGGCGATCAATTCCTGTCACGTTATATAATTCAGCAAATGATTCAAGTGTTAGCAGTGAAGAAACCATTGCAGAACTCAAAGCGCAAAATAACAAACTTGAAGTGCTTGTTAATACTTTAATGGCAACATCAAAAGCAGAACGCGAAAAAACACAGGAGCTAATTGACGCAATGAACGGATTACGCTCAGATACACGATTAGCGGCAAGGGGTTAATTATGTCTATATGGATTGCAACGATTGGCGCGTTAGACGGCTCAAACACGCCAAAAACGCTATATTTTAGTGACGTATCGTATATTGATAATGATGGGAATTATTTTGAAAACCGAATGTTGCAACCGGCATTGATAAAAGTTAGCCCTGACGATGGTGGAACATTTAAAATATTTTCAACACCTTCAATTGGTGAGATTCAGCTAATCAATAAAGACGGTGGTTTGAATTATTTAATGGATTATGCGTTAGACAATGGCAGTATTTCATTATCGCTTGTTGTTGATAATGGCACAAAAAACGATTATTTAACAGGCAAAATTGAATCAATGCGATTTAGTGGCGATGCTGTTTATTTAACCGTGCGATCAATGTCGGAAGTATTAACACGCAACCACGTTAATAATAAATTTTTAGGCAATAATGCTTTGCCAAATGGCGTGGAGGGTGTTGCTGATGATATCAAAGGCAATGTAAAACCTCGTGTGTTTGGTAGTGTTCTTAATGCAACGCCTGTGCTTGTCAATACTTCACAATTAATTTATCAGTTTTCTGACAGAACGACAGCAACCATTAGCGCAATTTATGATAAAGGTGTTGCGCTAACATTGCATCAATCTTACACATGGGCTAACTTTGCATCGTTTATGGCTCATACAAGCATTGCAAGTGGTAAATATATAATTTGTGCTGGATATGTAAAACTAGGCACAACACCAGCAGGAACGGTAACGGGCGACTGCGCTGACGCTATTTCAATTGCTACGTCTACTACATCATTTGCAATTGGAGTAGGCTCAAAAACGTTTGCCACACAAGCAGGAAAAGTTTTTTCTGCCGGTAATACGTTAATTATTTACTCAGCCGCAAATCAATCCAATTTTATGACTGGCACAGTGGCTTCTTACGCTACAACGTCGTTGGTTATGAATATCACATCGGTTGGTGGTTCTGGTACGTTTGCTGATTGGGTTATATCAAGTTGTTTAGCAGGTGACGTATTTGAAGCAATACTAGCTGAAGAATCGCTAACACTTAACGCAACAAGCAAAACCACATTAAATGCAATTGGTGCAGTAGGAATTTACGTTACTGGTGAAACAACCACTACGCAATTACTGAATCAGATAGCACAATCATGCGGGGCGTATTGGTACTTTCTGCAAAATGTCGTTTATGCAAAATTACTTGCGCTTGCTACTACATCAACACTTAGCTTAACCAATAGTGAGTTAATCACCATTGATATTATAAATACAGGCTTGGGTGAGAATGGATTGCCAGTTGAATCAATTTCTTTTAATTACGATCATATTGAAACCGTGCAAAAAGAAACCGATTTGGCAGGAGCTGTAACCGTTGCGCGTAAAGCAGTGTTGTCAAACCAGTATCGAAGTAAATTTATTAATGACGCAGCAGTAAAAACACGACACCCACTTGCGCCTGCAATTAAAATTGATAGTTGTCTTCGCCTTGAGGCTAACGCAACAACTGTAGCCACTACGCTATTAAACTTATCAAAAGTGCGTGTTGATACCGTAAACATTACAGCGGTGGTTAATGAGATACCATCGCTACAATTAGGCGATGGCGTCATGGTATTTTCAGATAAGTTAAGTTATGATTACGGTAAATTATTGACGATCATTGGATTTCAAATTGATGCAAAAAGAAAAGAAATTGTTTTGGAGTGCATTGGATGACAAGTAATATTTCTTTAAGTTATCCAAACCGGATAGACGAATGCACAATTACAGAAACTACTGCAACCACGTGGAACGCATTGCTACCACTTAGCAACATTCAAAACCCTGTTATAAAGCGTGTTGCACGATCAACCATTGGCGATAGAACATCAACGCTTAAAGTTAACCTTCCTTATGAGCCGCGCAGTATTGGCGTGGTGTCGTTAATTAATCATAATTTAACCACTAATGCAAAGATCAGATACATTGGCTATAGTGGTTTAAATTTTACAGGCGACGTGCGATTTGATAGTGGTGCTGATTTTCGCGCATGGACGATTCTTTATCCAATTTATAGTGAAAATACAGCTGGCACAAAATACCCTTGGGAATCGCGTAACTGGTGGCTAGGTTCAATTGAAGAAGATCAGCGCAAAAGCTACACATCAATGGGAACATATTATCCTGACGATAACGCAATGGTGCGCTCAGTAAAGATTATTATTGATGATACACCATCCGTTTCAGCAACTAGCACAACCAGCGTAACCGTAGGTACAGGCGAAAAATCCTTTACAGTAGGCACTAACCTAAGTTTTATTGCTGGGCAAGAAATAACCATTTATAAAACTGGTACAATAACCACGTTTGTTGCGGGAACAGTGCAATATTACGCGCCATCAACAGGCGCATTAGTGTTAAACTCTACCGCTTATGGCGGTACAGGTTCGCACAGCGCGTGGTCTGTAATCAACGGTAAAAACTTTATTGAAATAGGTCGTGTATTTTTAGGTCGCACAATTGAGCCTAGCATAAATCCTGCCTATGGTGATATTCAGCAAGGCTACACTGATTTAACAGAAATACAACGCTCGGTTGATAATACAAAATATTATTATATTAAACCTAAAATGCGCACGTTAGCGTGTATTTTAAAACACATTACGCAAGATGAAGCATTTAGCGGATTTTACGATGCACAACGCGAAGTTGGGTTAAGCGGTGAAATGCTTTATAGTTATTCAAAACCAGATTACATCGGCAGCATTAATATGACGGTTGATAAGAATTTTTACGCCCGCACATTTTTATGTAATTTTTCAGAATTAAGCCCAATTGAAAACCCATTTGTTAATGGATTTCAAACGGCATTAAAATTAGAGGAAATAATTTAATGAGTTCAGTCACTTTTAGTACAACAGTAGGCGGTGACGGTTCAACTGTTACCGATGATGATAATGCTACTACAGGTCTTGGTAACGGAGGAGCATTAATTAGATTAGTACCAATGCTTCAACAAACAGTTAACGTTGCTTCATATATCGTTAGCGTTGGAAGTTCAGCATCTTCTAGTGCTTCAGCCGCAGCCGCAAGTGCAACAGCCGCAGCGGCTAGTTATGACTCGTTTGATGATCGTTATTTAGGTGCAAAAACATCTAATCCGACGGTTGATAATGATGGTAATGCACTACTTACGGGCGCGTTGTATTGGAATACTACCTCAAGTGAATTTAGAGTTTATACTGGCTCAGTATGGGTAGCAATACCAGTGGGTATTACAAACACATCAAATACGGCATTAGGCGTAAATGCGCTTAATACAACAACTACAGGTACAAATACTATTGCAATTGGCTATCAGTCTTTAATTGCTAATACATCAGGTGCAAGCAATACAGCAGTTGGCTATAAGGCATTAAATGTAAATACTACAGGCACTTCAAATGTTGCAGTAGGTGATACAGCATTAGCTGCTAACACTACGGCTAATGATAATACTGCAATTGGCACATACGCAGGACTTAAAAATACCACAGGTGCTGCAAATGTTTATATTGGTAAAAATGCCAGTCAAAATAATACTACTGGTGGCAATAACGTTTCTGTTGGGTTTGAAGCATTACTAACCAATGTTGTAGGTTCTTATAATGTTGCCATAGGCAGTTTAGCTTTAAGGTCTAATACAACAGGTATTCGGAATATAGCAGTAGGTTCAGAAGCTCTTTTCTTTAATACAACAGTAGGTGAATTAACTGCTGTTGGTTATCAAGCTTTAAAATCTAATACAACAGGGAATACTAGTGCCACTTTTGGTTATAAATCTCTTACCGCTAATACAACAGGACAAGCCAATGCGGCTTTCGGGCATAGTGCTTTAATAGGTAACACAACAGGTAATCGGAATATAGCAGTAGGTACAGAAGCTCTTTTCTTTAATACAACAGTAGGTGAATTAACTGCTGTTGGTTATCAAGCTTTAAAAGCTAATACAACAGGGGATACTAGTGCCGCTTTTGGTTATAAATCTCTTGCAGCTAATACAACAGGAAATAGTAATAGCGCATTTGGTCATAGTGCTTTAATAGTTAATACAGTAGGAGCTTACAACGTTGCTGTGGGTACAAACTCACTTCTCAGCAATACCACGGGTAATAGCAACTCAGCCGTGGGGAATAACGCACTTCGCAACAATACCACGGGTTTTAACAACTCAGCCGTGGGGAATAACGCACTCTACAACAACATTGCTAGCTTCAACTCAGCAGTTGGTTATCAAGCACTCCTCTACAACACATTTGGTAATTACAACACAGCAATAGGTTCAAGCGTACTTCAAAATAACACATCGGGTGCTTTCAACACCGCTATAGGTACGGATGCGCTTCTCAGCAATACCACGGGTAGCTATAACGTAGGTGTGGGCGCATACGCACTCCAAGGCAACTCAACGGGTTCAGGTAACACAGCGTTTAATCCCTTTAATTCGGCAGGAACATATGCCCCAGTGTTTAGCCCAATCACACAAAACGATAGAGTTTGTATGGGTTCAACGTATGTTACAAATGCTTATATTCAAGTTGCTTGGACAGTTGTATCTGATGAAAGAGATAAGACAAACTTTGCTCCAGTCCCTTACGGCTTAGACTTTGTTAATCAACTTAAACCTACCGCCTATCAGTTTAAAAAAGATAGAGAAACTGATGTACCTACAGGTATTGTTAGATATGGTTTTAAGGCACAAGATATTCTTGCTTTAGAGGGAGATACACCAGTCATTATTGATGTAGAAGATTTAAATAAATTAAGATTCAACTCAGATAGTCTTATCCCTGTTTTGGTCAATGCTATTAAAGAATTAACCACTCGTCTTGAACTTTTAGAAGGTAAATTAAAATGAATGAAATATTAACAAAAGAACAAATTGCACAAAATTATTCATCCGCTATGGATTCTGTAAATTTAATTTTAAGTGGAAATGTGCATAATGAATCTGAACAAAATTGGGCAGAAATTGTTAAAAGAAACAAAGAGCATTTAGAAATCATGTTGGCTAAAGATTATTGGACAACAGAAAATTTAAAACCATTTAAAGATGCAATAGCCTTTGTTTAATAAACCATAGGATAAAGTCATGCCTGATGATGCTTGCAGATTAGCTAAAGTGGAGCAACGGATTGAAACGCTTGAAGATGATTTCAAGCGTCAAAACGATAAACTTGACGATATAATTCATGCGCTTGAAGAAATGAAGAATGAGCAAACACGCTATAAAGGTTTTATTGGTGGAATTGTTTTCACCGTTGGCGCATTGTTTTCGTTTATCGCTTGGTGGACGAGTAAATAATGGAATTCCTACAGTTTGCAACGGATGTAGGTTTCCCCATTGCCGCTGCTTGCGTGGGAATGTACTTTGTATTTCTGACGATTAAATTTTTGCTTGATAGCGTACTTGAAAAGATTAAAAGCCTTATCGGCATCATCAAACAACTCGATAAGCGTGTTACCGCTATGTCACAAGACATTGTAAAAATAGACGTACTCATGACAGAAACGCTTGATATGCCTATTGAGAAAGAAAAAATAGCGCGTTTCAATAATCCACAAGAAAAGAGAATTGATTAATGGATGTTGACGCATTAGCTAAATATATTAACCAATACGGTTTTCCAATTATTGCATCAAGTAGCATGGGGTATATCGTTTACTTTGTTTGGATATGGGTAACAACGATTGTTAAGCCAATACTCACCGAAACAACAGACGCGCTGATTGAATTAATCGACCAAATACGCCTGCTTGATAACGACATGATACGGCTTACACAAAAATTAATTACAGTACTTTCTATGAGATCGAGAAAATGAAAACAGGCGAACGCGGTTTAAAATTAATTAAAGAATTTGAAGGATGTAAATTATCGGCTTATCAATGCCCTGCGGGTGTTTGGACTATTGGCATTGGCTCAACACATTATGGTGATGGCACACCAGTTACTAAAAATAGAACGTTGCCTAATGAAGGGGCGGCAATCGCTTTATTAGCCGCAACAATTGGGAAATATGAGAAAGCGGTAAACGATGTGGGCGTTGAACTAACGCAAAATGAATTTGATGCCTGTGTGTCTTTAGCTTATAACATTGGCATCGGTGATAAAATTGTTGGCAAAGGTGGTTTTTGCAATTCAACACTTGTTAAAATGCTTAAAGCCGGTGATGATAAAGCCGAAATAGCAAAACAGTTTTTGCGTTGGGATAAAGCAGGGGGTAAACCGCTTGCTGGTCTTACACGACGACGCAACGCTGAAGCAGAATTGTTTTTAAGCAAATAATTAAAAAGCCGCTTACTCAGCGGCTTTGTTTTTTGATACCCATTTTTGATAGGCTTCTTCAGGTGTTGAGCCGGAACATACAGCCGTTGTTTGTGTGTAACATAACCAAATTCTACCTATCTTTTTAAGTCGTGGTTTCATGCACTGCGTTCACTTATAAACACGGGTTGCATGGGATTATCTGCAAACCATTTTAATTTTATCAAATAATTGCGCATGGCTTGATAACGCAATCCGCCTGATGGTTTACCACTTTTAAATTCATACATTACACGCCCTCTTTTTCTTTTAACTTATCAAAATACCACTGCGCTTTTTTTAAATCCTCAGCACCGTTTTTTTGCTTATAACGCCATTGATATTTTAATATGTTCCCGCGTAAAAATCCGATAAATTCTTCTTTTGTTAGCATTGATTCAATTGCGTCAATACATTCAACATTGCCGCTGTTATAGTGCGTTGGTGAGTTTACTTTTTCGCTCGTTTTGATTGGCGCGCCTGCATTAACTAATTCTTTTTGTCTGTTTAAATGTTTAATAACATTATCCAATCGAACAGGCGAACATTCAACGGGTGGCGGCAATTCTTCATAGCTTGTCAACGTGTACAAATACGCATTATCTATTCTATCAACAGATTTATGCACAATGCCTTCTTTGATTAACTTTTGAATCTTAAATTCCACTTGGTGTTGCTTTAAATCTGTTAGCTCGGTTATTTCGCGCATTGTCATGCCTTGACGGTTTCCGCGCTGGAGAATTTGCTGGATCATTTTTTAATCTCATTAAGTTGATATGGGTGGCAGGTTAGATTCCATCTGCCTGCAAATTGCAAATTTTTAAATGCAAAATCCTGTCTAACTGCCGCGCTTTCACACGAAGCCTTATCCGCAAATTCAATTGTTGATTGTGTAAGCTCACCGTGAGTTGTTACAGCGATAATTAAAATATAGGCTGTTGTTGCAATCATTTCCCTGTACTCCCAAAGCCACCAACACCACGCTCAGTTACTGCGCTAAATTCCTCAACTTCTTCAAATATCGGACGCAATACAGGCACAAAAAACATTTGAGCAATACGTTCGTTAGGTTGGATTCGATAACTATCACCATGTGTCATGCGCAACTTAACCATAATTTCGCCTTGATAATCACTGTCAATTACGCCAACCGTGTTCATCAAACCAACGCCATAATTAAAACCCAGCCCACTACGCGGAACAATTAAGCCAACAACAGACTTATCAGCAATATGAATTGCAATGCCTGTAGGTATTAACACAGGCGTTTCTGGCGTTAAAAGCATGGTTTCTTCAATACAAGCGCATAAATCAATAGCGGCTGCGCCTTCGGTTTGAAATTGCGGAATAACCGCGATTGGTCTTACTTTTTTTATCTGCATAATGTCATCTCCCATTGTGTAGGCATGTCGCCAATCCACGTTTTTAAAAATTCCCGTGCGGTTTTATTTCCGCGCTGGCTTTCTGATAAATTAATGCGCTTAATTTGTATATGCTCGATTCCTTCATCATCAACAACCAACCTTCTACCAATCAGATCACCGCAGTATTTCGCAAACTCTTTTTTATCATAAAAAAACACTCTCCAGTTTTTTACAATGCGCTCAAATCGTATTGCATTTCTCATGCGATAATTAACCGTTTGTGGTGATAAACCATGCTCAGTAGCAAAGTCTAAAACAGTCTGTTCATCTTCGTTTGGGTGGCAAACAACAATATTATTAATTCTAAAATTATAATTATCACCGTCTTTAAAAATAACAGCATCTTCAAAACTTGGATAATAACCATGTGAAAAGAAAACAGCCATGCGCCATGCTGTAAAATATTTTTTGCCACCTTCTTTTTTAACGCAAATGGTGGCTTGCCTATTTGCGTAGTTAAAAGCCAATGGCTTGTCAGGTGTTCTTTTTCTGTAAAACGTGCCTGTGCCGCCACAATAAATAATATTTTCTTTTATACTTTCCAACTCTTTAAGCGAAACTTTTAAATCTCTTTTTATTGGTTGCACCATGCTATTACCTTTGATGTTCAATTTTTAAATCAAAAATAGGGCGTATTTCATGACAACGATCACACTCTCTAATTCCTCTGCTTACATATTGCCGCCATGTTTTATGCTGGCAGTTTGTTGCGCTTGGCGTTGGTGTTACCTTCTCAACTGGTTTAATCAATGCCATAGCCATATCCCCGCTAATATGAGTGCTAACACATAGAATATTAATGCTGCAATGTCGTCAATCTCCACTCGCGTACTCCACCATAAAACAAACAATCATAACCACAATGCCAATCCAAAATATTAATTCACCCATGTTTACGCTCCTCTCTAAATTTTGCCAATATAAATTGAATATCAATGGTTTCTTTAATGCTGCGCAGTTTTTGACGCTTCAGGCTTTTACGTTCTTCTTTTAATTCATTAAGCCGGTTAAGCAAATGTTCTTCTAGTGCTATTTGTTTCATCTCGCTACCATATCCCCAGCAACATTGCGTTGCATCTCATAAACAGTAAAAATCTTGCCATCTCTTAAAACAAACTCACCGATGTTTGTTTTAATCACTTCATAATGGTGTCGGTGTGTTGCAGCTATAATTAAAAAGCAAAGCAATGCACCAGCCAAAAATGAACAAATAGAAAACCAAATTAAATCGTTTTTCATTCCACCACCCCCGTTTTACCGTCATTACAAATCGCGCCAATAATGCGCGTAGGGCGTTTAAATAACTGATATGCGCCTACCGCTAATTGATATTCTTCTTTTGCGTTGTTGCACGCTTGCATGCTGTCATACGGCATTGCAACGCTTGTGTATGCGATAACTTCATGCGTTGTTGTTCTTCCGCGCTTGTCGATGTTGGTGTCAATGGTTAAAAATGACAGTGTTAGTGCTAGTGTTGCGCTCATTTACTCCCCCTTTGCTTTGGCGATTGCTTGTTTTGCTGTTTTCATAATTGGAAAAAGCTCATCATCCATCCCATAGTAAACATTGTCCTCATTATTCCAATGCTCATAAATAATTTCTAAAGCCTGCATCATTTCAGGCGCAGCGGCCATTAGTCTTGCATTAGCTTTTGCTTCTTCGTATGCTTCTGCATAGTTATTACCAGCCCCCATAATAGATGCCGAACCAATAAATCTACTAATATCGTCAACATCAGTAATACACAGTTCTGTTTTACCATCAATTTTCCACGGACCTTTTGTATGTTTTCTCATAATTCACCCCTTACTTTTAACATTGCATCTGCCATTAAATAAGCCTTTTTAGTTGAAACATCTACATCAACAAAATGTATATTACCCGCCACACAAAAACCTTGCATTGCTTTAGCCGCAAAATAATCACGCAATGTCATACCCTCTGAACCTTGTGTAGTTTCTGAACCCATTGGCAATGGAAATGCTGCACCACCTGTTTTTATTTCTTTGGTCATAAACTTGCCTTCAATTTCAAAATTTCACGTTTTAAAATTACAATTTCAATTTGTGCTTTGCCATTTTTTCCCCAAAAATAAATAGCAGTCATAATAAAAATAAAATATGCTGCGCCTGTTTGGTCGAGCATTAGTAAAAATTCGTATATTTCTTTCATAAAAAATTAACCTCTTTAATAGTTACGCCAAAATCAGCGGAAAAATTTTTAATCTTTTTAATTTTTAAATCTTCATTTACAAGACGTTCAGATTCTTCTTCATCAGTTTCAAGGCGTTCATAACTAATTTCAAGTGTGCAACCTATATCGTTAGGCGTATCAGCGTGAGCAAAAGCAGAAATGGTTGCTGATTTACCAACTTCATCTTGTAATTCACGAAGTGTGTTAATCCATGTGCCAAGTGTTGCGCCATTTAACTCATCTAAATTAATTGTGTCTGTAATAATTTTTTTCATAAATCACCTTTAAAAAATACCCCATGTCTTTGGGGTGAGGTAGGAGTTGTTTGTTATAACAAATCACTTAAATTGTGATCGCTTTTAAAGTTGTCAATGTAAAAAATATAACCGCCTTTTTCAGCGTCTTTGTAAATATTAATGTCGTTGTCGTTAACGTGTTCATAAACTATTTCTGTCAATTTTTCTGAACCAATCATTTCTTCACCTTCTTCATCGGTAAATGAAATGTCGCCAACTAAACACTCACGATCATCTTCAATGTCGTGGTGAAAAGTAGCTTCAATTCTTTTACCGCTAAGTGTTGCTGTAGCCGCAACGCCAATGTCAACACCGTCATGGCTAATAATGCTAAAGTAAATTTTGATTTCCATCTTGTTCTCCTAAAATGCGCGGCTTGCACCGCGCTTGGTTGTTGTTTTTATACTGCGTAGTGAACAGGGCGTTCATATCTGCCGTTACTTTTTCTGTAAACACTTATTAAACGCTCGCCTGTGTTTACTTGCACTGTTTCACCGTAGTTAATATTTGTTCCAGTAATCCATTGGTCAACTAATCCTTCAGATTCTAATGCTTGGTTTAATGTATCAAAATAGTTGTTCATTTTAAGCTCCTAAATTATTTTATTATTGTTTCGCCTTCTTGAAAGCGTGGTTATATATTAAACCTTCTATTTTAAAAAGTAAACATATTTTTTTACATTTTAAACAATAGAATCTAAAAAAGCCTGATAAGCCGCTTCATAACCCAGCGCAACGCAAACAAATGCGCCTGCATCATGTGCGGCTTTTAAATACTCAAGCTGCCCATCCTGCCATTTTGACTTGGTGTGATCTTGCCGCTTCAGCTCGCAAACAAACGATCTGCCCATTGGAATAAGAATGTCGGGCGCACCTTTCGTCATGCCTTCGCTTTTTTGCCGTGCTACTTGTTGCCAGTTGCGCTTTCCTTCGTTTCTGATATGTGTGGCAATCTTTCCATAAGTCGTCGGGTATTCGCGTCTTATACGCGCAAAAAACGTCACTGCTTCAAGTGTTTCACTGGGGCAATCGCCACGAAAACCAACATCGCCATAAACTTTAAGCCACTGGGGGAATTTCATCGTTTCTAAATCTCATGTTGTAATTATGAACCTTGTAAAAATCACCTTCTTTTTGATAAGTAACAGTTTCAGGCGGTTTTGTTCCGTTTATCGTAACAGTCATAAAACTGTTGTAGTCGCGCGGAATTTTTGGCGTAAAAAACACGGTAAACGTTCGCCACGCTGTTGTAAATTCAACTCGCAAACACTCGTTACCTGCTTTGCTAATGGTTGGCTTAACTTTCATATCAAGCACTTCATCGGTCTGTGATTGATATGGATCTGATTTTCGCTCGCGGTATTGCCTAACCAATTTTTCGTTAGGGTCAATTAGTTCTTCTTTGCACCCGCCACAATAACGCGCTGCAACATCGTTTTCATGCCCGCACTCGTGGCATGGCTTAAAACTCCATTTGTAATTGCATAATTCAGACTGACATGAACGGCTATGATGCGCAGGAAAAAAACCGTGTTCAGTTACAATTCTATTTCCTTGCAAGTCTACAAAATAGCCATTGTCATCAATGCCAAAACCCGCGTCATTGTCGCGTGGCTTGGTTTCATTTAATAATCCGCACTCAGGACAACGCGCAATCAGATACTCGCCATTAAACTCTACGCTGTTACTGGTTTTAATGTCTGGATTAAAAACATCACCATCGGGGCAATGTCGCTCTATATTCTCAGCATAATCTAAGACTAAGCAATCTTGCTTTCCATCGCTTAGACGCAATCCACGCCCAATTATTTGCTGTAATAATGCGGCTGACTCGGTAGCGCGTAAAATTGCAACAACATCGCAGTGAGGTGCATCAAATCCAGTGGTTAAAACCGCCACATTTACTAAATATTTTAAAATCTGCGCTTTGAATTTAAGCAGGATTATTTCACGCTCACGAGCTGGCGTTGAGCCTGTGACAATCGCAGATAATTCTGGCGGTAAAGATTCCATGATCTCACCCGCGTGTTGAATCGTAGCCGCAAAAAATAACACGCCTTTACGATCTCGTGATTGCTCAATAACGTCTGCAACAATCTCAGCCGTTAACCTGCCTTTGCCGTGATACGCCTTGTCGATGTCATCTTTGCTAAAATTACCCATTGCATTAGTTTGCATGTTTAGCGTTTCATAATGCTTGCTATGAATTGCACCAACTACAGGCTGACACAAATAACCTTGCTGTATTAACTCACGCGCGGTGATTTTGTAAATCAATCTATCAAAATATGGGTTGCGTGTTTTGCTTTCATGCAATGCTACACCGCGCAAATCGTGTTTAAAAATGTAACCCGTTGACATGCGGTAAGGTGTAGCTGATAACCCAATAATGCGCAGACGTTCGTTAAAAACCTGCAATTGTTCAATAATATGAACGACGGTTGGCGTAATCTTGTGGCACTCGTCAATAATCACTGCGCAGAATTGACTGCCAAAACGTTCAAGCTGGTTTTTAATACTGACAGGCGTTCCGACTACCAATGGATTAGCAAGGCAGGTTTCACCAACGCTTGCACTAAACAAAGACACTGGATTTCCTGTTGCAATAATCTTATCGGCATTTTGCTCCAGCAATTCTTTGCTCGGCACAATACATAAAACGTGTTTGCCTTTGCTTACCTTGTTTAACGAGTTGGCTATCTCAGCAACAATGATTGATTTACCTGCACCTGTTGGCAATTCAAGAACGCATGGCGCGGTGTTCTTGCGAACCCACGCTATGCAGTCATCATGCGCCTGTTGTTGGTATGGGCGCATTTTCATTTGTTTGCTCCTTGTTGTACTAATAAGTGTTTAACCGCTTCACGAAGTGCAGGTGTGATCGCGTCAATAATGTCAAACGTTTCAAGCGTGGTTTGTTCGATTAGATATTCATCGTCTATTTCTCCTTCATTTTTTGGCGCACTTGGCAAATACATCCAATAAATAACCTTATTGATAATTTCATCCGTTTCACTTGTAGGATTTAATAATAAAAAATCAATTTTTGATGACGTTATTGAGAAAAAACACGTATGATAATTATTGTCGCAGTCAGCAACTAAAACGTTTGCATGATTTTTTGGATGACTTCTTTTATCAATTTTTTGAAATCTTTTCCATTTTAAAACTGTTCTTTCTGGCTCAGGCGTTAATTCCGTTTTTGGTTTTTCTAACGCTTTTTCAATAGCTAATTCTTTTTTTATAATAGAATCAATTAAATTAGAGCCATATTCTCTAAGACTTAATATTTCCACTATTTCTTTAGCATCATGCCCTTTTTCATAAAGAGCCATAATTGCTTTTTTTGTCTTTACGTTCACGACAACCTCCAATACTCACTCGCTGCACCCATGTAAGGCGTTAAATCTGCATTAGGTAGCAATTCTTTGACGGCTTTGGCGTAGCTTACTGAACCTTTTTTGACTACCTTTGTTAATTTGTGCCCGTTGATCTCGCTGTCTTGTTCTTTGCAATCTCTGACAATATGCTCAAGCACACCCTTTTTAATGGCTTCAAGCTCTGCGATCTGCGCAGACAATTCAAAATAATACTCCACGCGGTACGCTGTAGAATTGGCGTTGTTGGTGGCGCGTTTATCTTGCAAATACTTTTCTGGGTTATCGCGCTGAATTAAATATTCGTCATGGAAACTTTTTAAAATTGGCAAGTGTTTGTTTATCCACTCGCGATCATAATCAATGGTTTCTATTTGGTCGCCATTTGGACTCCATTGATAAAAATCACACGCGCTCATGTGCGTCACAAATAATTGCACTTGAATCTGCGCATAATAATGCGGCTGCTGTGCTAATAATTTAAACACAGGTGGATTTTTATCACGTTGACCGTATGGGCATTTAATCTCGATTAGTTTATCAAAACCAGCAAATCCATCGGGACTTGCTCCTAGCCAGTAATCGTGTGTATAAAACTCACATTTTTCTACATAAACACCTGTTTTTAACTGATAATCCATCTTTGCTAAATCTTCGTGAAACGTGCCATATTCTGTGGCTTGGTTGCCTTTAAATTCACGCTCTGCGTTGTGATATTCACGCACCATGTTGCGCATGACATCTTCGCGCTTCATAAATGGTGATAATCCAAGTATTGCGCCAACGCTTGACGCGGTAATACGCCCAACACGTTGTGCAAACCATTCTGGTGTTCTTTGCTCTATCATTTTACTCACCTTTATTTGCTGCACGTCCATGTGCGTTTGTTTAGTTAATTATCAGAAAGGAACATCGAAATTATCATCAGCAATTTCTGGCGTTGCTTTAATTGCTTGCACAGGTTCTTCAACACTGCGTGGTGATACTGCTGCAACCCAGTTGCCTGTTTTGTCGTTTATCTCCCAAATCATGACTTTAATTAACATAGGTTTTTGCATAAGGTGTAAAAGCGTTTCATTGGTTGGGGCAGAATCAGACTTGGATAATTTGCCGCCCGCGTTTTTATCAATAGCCGCTAACATATTCAAAGCCTTGTCGCGTTTCTTTGTTTCTGCATCAAAAATGCGCACCTTTTGAAACACTTTGCGGTTTTTATAAGCGTCTGGTTTGTTTACTGTCCACGCCAAATTAATATATTCATCGCCTTGATATTCCGCAATGTTAGCTTCAGTAATCATGGCTAAGCAGGTCGTGTTTTCTGGTATCAACGCGATACCACCGCCCGATTCAAATTTACCCGTTGTGTCTGTTGCGCTTTTACCTTCGCTTGTTTGCCAAAAACTCATAATTATTCTCCTAAAAATTTTAATAATGGATTGATTCCGTGTTGGATAAAAATATCGTCAGTTAATCCCATGCGGTTTTTACTAACGCTTGACGCTTCACTTGTGCATTGAATAATCCGCTCACCCGTGCTTTTTGCTTTTGATTTCTTTTGCTCATCTTTCATCACAAAAGTTTCTAGGCGCATAAAACCTACAAAATCTGCATCATCAATGTAATGGCTTTGTGATTTCTTTTCCATTTTTAAGCCATACTGTTGATAAGCATCACTGTCTGGCAAATCAATTGTGTTTAATTCTGCGTGGCTTAAAAAAACAATGTTCATGTCTTTTTTATCCACTAAAATCTGACACGCTTTGCGCACTCTACCGTGCATAGATGATAATGCCTGATAACCAGCACCATACCCACCCATTGCAAGTGCTAAGGCTTTTGCGCTGGCGTTGCCTTTGGTTATTTCGTCAGTAAACAGACGATCTAATTTACTGATTGAATCAATCACCAATGTTTTGTACTGGTGATCTTCATTAATTAAAGTTAACAGTTGATTATAAATATCGTCGCTGCTTGTAAGCAATGGGAAGGCGTCAGGCATTGCACTGGAAGGAACAGAAGATAAACCATCTTCAGCTCTGATAAAAATAGGCGCGGGAAATGTGCTGGCTAGGCTGGTTTTGCCAATACCTGCGCCACCGTAAATGGTGAACAATCGGTATTTATTAACGGGTTTGCTAATCGTGCTTAAAAGGCTCATGCTACACCTCCAGCATAAACAGCAGATTGAAAATAAGAGCGTGCAACTTCATTTACTAAATAAGTGTTAGTAAATGATTGGAATTTTTTTGTTGCGTGTTGGGCATAAGCTAAAGATAATTCTGTTCGGGTGCTTTCGTCAGCATCAATAAAAGAATTAGTCATCTTGTCTTGGCTAATTGAATTTGCAACTGATTGTGCAAACATTAAAACATCGGCTGGGTGTACGCCCATTGATGCTGCCAAATTAATAACGTCTTGTGAGTATTTCATTGTGTTGCTCCGCATTGGGATTAAAAAAAATAATTTGTTACTACGGGTACTATATTACTAAAAATAGTTTATAATGTAAACATATTTTTTTAAATCTTAAAATACAACAAGGAAAGCACACAATGACACCAAATGAAATCAAAGAAAAATTACGCGTGATGAACATTAGCAAAGTAGCGGAGGAATCGGGCGTGTCGCGCAATATGCTGCATCGATTTTTGCACGATCAGTTTAAAAAAGAAAAAACACCTTATGAAAAAACCGTTGAACGCTTAGCGCAATATTTAGGAAAATTATGAATGATTTATTAAATGCAATACGCGCTTCGGGCATAAATCCGCCAACGCATATAAATCAGCACGGCATTACGCGCTTTGCCACTACAGGCAAAGAGAAATCTGGCTGGGTATCATTATTTATAGACGGCAAAGGCGCATGTTATGGTGACTGGAAATCGGGCGAGCAACACGTTTGGTTTGCTGATGGCTTTAGAAGTAGCGAAAACGATTACGAACGCGAACAAGCCATTGAAAAAGCCAAAGAAGAACGGGATTTTGCTTACAGCAACGCAGCGTTTAACGCTCAGGAGCTGTATGCAAAACTCCCACACGCTTTAGATCACGATTATTTGACGCGCAAAAATGTCAAGTCACACGCGGCACTGCGCATTTATGACGGCAAACTTGTTATTCCTGTTTATGGCGTGGGTGGTGAAATCCAGTCGCTTCAATATATTGCCACAGACGGCACAAAACGATTTTACACGGGCGGTAAAATGCAGGGCGGTTACTTCACTATTGGTGAGCCGTCCGACATGGTAATCATTGCCGAAGGATTTGCCACCGCTATGACAATCCACGAAGCCACAGCACAATGTGTTGTGGTTGCGTTTAACGCTGGGAATTTAAAGCCAGTGTGCGACATGGTGCGCAGTCAGTACAAAGGCAGGGTGATTATATGCGCGGATAATGACGCAAGCGGTGTAGGTATCGAGAAAGCCAATAAATGCGGGGTTGAAGTTATCCACTCGCCCATTGTTGGTGAAGATTTTAACGACATGGCAAAACGCGCAGGCATATCGGCCGTTGCGGATTTTATTATTGGCAAAAAGCAAAACCTGTTTGTTTCAGTTCATGATTTGATGGCAAACACGACACGCGCTGATTGGGTAATTAAAAATCTACTTGAGCGCGGCTCAAACACATTATTGTTTGGTGAATCTGGGGCGTGTAAATCGCTGATTGCGATGGACTGGGCGTTCTGTATTGGCAACGGTATTCCGTGGCACGGTCACAAAACTAAGAAAGGCACGGTGGTGGTCATTGCTGGTGAGGGTCATCGAGGGCTTGCAATGAGGATGCAAGCACTCAAACAAAAATACAACATGAATCCTGACAATATTTATTTTAGCACAAAAAGCGTTAATTTGCTCGATACAGACGCGGTTATGCGTGTAGCCAGTATATTAGATGGGTTAGGCTTAGACGAGCCTCCATGCGCCATTTTCATCGACACAATGCACAGAAATATGCACGGTGATGAGAATAGCAGCGAGGATATGGCGATATTCTTGGCTAACATGGAATTATTGGCTAAAAAATACAACGCAGCCATTGTTCCAGTGCATCATAGTGGTCATGGTGATAAAGGTCGGGCGCGTGGAAGCTCAGCCATTAAAGCAGGCATGGACGCAGAATTTTGCATGACAAAGAAATCTAAAATGGAAGTCACGCTGTCATGTACCAAATCAAAAGATTTTAGTGCAGGCAATAATATGGATTTTAGAATAAAAG